TCTCATCAATAATCTTGTTTCGATCTGCCATACCAAGTGATAAAGCAGTTCGAGCGCCTACTGATGGAGCCCCGTTAATAGATGTAATGCAACCAGAAAGAAGAATGGTGTTTACCTCAGCGGCTGTCTTATCAATATTGTCCATAAGTTTCTTTTGAACAATACCGTTAGGTAGCGCTACGGTTACGGTGCCCTTCTTTGTTTCTACAACCCAGTTTCGGTCATTGACCGCATCCTTTAGTTCCTTTGATGGAACATCAGTTAGCAGGTCAATTACTACCTGTTGTTGCTGGCTGCAATTACCGCATCTAACTGTCACATTCAGCTCACTGCCAAATGTAATAGTCCTGATGCCTATGAGAATTGCATCTCTGTCGCCGGATAGTAGCTGGTCTAGGTGATCCCGAGTTACCTCTTCGTTTCCAATTTTAACTAAACCGCGTTCCAGTAAAGCGTTGAGCGCTTTAGCTGTTGACCCGGTTCTTGAAACAATCTCCTCGTCCTCTCCGTTTAGTTCTCTAACTTCAGCGGTGCGAACAACACCGCTTGGGGTTAGGTAACCACCCGGTAAAGTTACTTCGGAGTCGGATGGAGCCCGAGTTGTTACTTCTGCCTCGGGCTCCTCCAGAGCCTTCTTTGCGTATTGATTAACTAGTTCCGCATCAGTAATGATTTCAGTCACGGTTTATTACTCCCTATTGTTTGGTTATTACGCTTGTACTACTTATCCCTTTGCTCCACCTTCGACTGGTGTAAAGCCTGTATCAGTAAAGAATACTGACAAACCTTCGTGCACCAAGCTCATGGATTCAAACAAGATTGCTCCATCGTTAGCATTTAGATCGGTGTAGTTTAATCCACTGATCCAAGCGTTGTGTACTTTGAAGCCCATGCGAGGGACATTTGCATCTGTAGGTCCAGCGTTTGGATGATCCATAACCCAGATCTTTAGATTGACGCGGAAGGTTTTCTTTTCGGCTAAGCCTACTTTTAGACCATCACCAGCAGCCGCAGCAAACAAACCACGCATCCATGTGATTGCTTGGTCGTTTCCGTATAGGACGCCGCGTTGCATTGTGATTGGGCTGAAAGTGGTCATACCAGGTACTTGATGTACGGTGGTGTTGTAGCCGCCTTCACGGTATTGAATTGATTGAGTGGTGATGTTAAGACCACTGATATTTGTAAAGCCTCCTGCCCAGCCTACTGACTTACCAGAAGTGCTAGCTGCCGCATCTGATGACTTAATACGATCATCAAATACAGTTTCTCCGTTACGGCCAACTACTTCGAATTCAACATAGAATCGAAACGAGCGTAACGGATCTGTCGCTAGGGTAGAGAAGCGATTGATTGTTGTGTTTGGCATGTGTGATTATCTCCTTTACGCCACAGTAACGGTGGTTCCACCGTCAAATTGACCGATCTTGATAACAACAAATTCAGCTGGACGCTGTAGTGCCACACCAACTTCGATATGGACTTCTCCATTATCAATAGATGCTTGTGGGTTATTTGTTGCATCAACCTTAACAAAGAACGCCTGTTGCGGGGTCGCTCCACGAAGACCGCCCTGTGACCAGAAGCCTGTTAAGAATCCGCTGACAGTCGCGTTGATACGACGCCATAGAGCCTCATCGTTTGGCTCAAAGATCGCAAACTCTGTGAGATCTGTGAGTGCCTTACGGAGGTAAATAAGAGTTCTGCGTACTGGAACATACTTGTCAACATATCCAGTCTTAAGAGTGCGTGAACCCATAACGACAATGCCTGATCCTGGAACATACTTAATTGCGTTAACTGGGGCTGCTGCTGAGTTCAAGCTATCTAGCTCTGTATTAGTAAGTGTTGCCACTGAAACTGCTCCAGCAACTCTGGTTTGTAGTCCTGCTGGCGCTTTGAAGACACCGCGAGAAGCATCAGTAGTTGAATAAATACCTACTAAAGCTGCTCCAGCACCTACGGTTTTTGTTTGACCGCTTGCTCCTCCAACACCAACTGTTGGGTCAGAGATAACGAGAGGTGGGTAGTAAACCGCGGCGTATGAGGTTGGTGTGTATGTTGCAGCAAGTGTCAAAGCATCTGCCGCAGTAGCACTAGTTGAGTCAATAACAACAAAGACATCATCTCTGCTTTCAGCGTATGAGATAGCAGCGTTGATAGTAGTTGCAGCGGTTACGCCGGGAACATTGAGAATCAAAGACTGATTAATTACATCAAATCCAGAGAAGTCTGTAATGTTTCCAACGGTAGATCCGTTAGCACCAGTGCTTAGGGCTTGGTTAGTTACAACAGATGGGTTTCTATCAGAACCTGTAGTAGCAGATCCTAGATCTGTTGCTGTTACATATACCGAACCAGCATTAATAACTGAAACTGCAAAACGAGTATCTGTAGGGGTCATGCTTAGATCAGTAAACTTCTCTACAATTTCAGCATCAGTGTTTCCACCGTAATAAACAGTAAGATCAAACTTACCTGTTGTTAGAGAGTTAGAGATAGTAATGTTAATGCTGTTACCCCATGTACCCTCGTTTTTAGAATTGAGGCGAAGCGTTGCCAAAGGCGTTCCAGCACGATCGTTGAAAGTACGGACTGCGGTTGCGGCTCCAGCTCCTACGACACGCTTAACATAAGCGCGGCTTCCTCCGTTTGCGAAGAACATATAAACACCTAGTGGCAAGTTATTGCTTGCGGTGGTGTTCCATGTTCCAAACAGATTTGTGTACTGGCTCCACGATGTAACCAGTGTTGGTGTAGTAGGTCCACGATCGTTAGTGCCGATGAAAGCACCAACTGAATCGGAGTTAGGCCCTACTGTTGATTGAATAGGATTTAGTACTTCTTGTACATAAACCCCAGGGCGTTGAAATGCCATTAGTTTATCTCCTTAGTTTTAAACAGAGTACCCATGTATTAGACCATCTCGTATCCAGTAGGGGGAGTCGTCTTATCCAGAAAGACTTCATCAACAATTGGAGTTGCGGTGACTGCCACATAAGGTGACATCTCACTTATCACTCTGACTGTTAATGCGTTGCGAAGAATACGACGGGCTCCGCCAGTATCCTCCTCAACTCCGTCTAGTTTTGTATATCCATCAAGGAACATACTTCGGTATGCCGTCTCAGTACCTAACTGATTTGGCACAGCTAGCTTGCCGTACTTTGATGGAAACTTTTGTAGTAGTTGAATTAATAAAGCTCTATCGTGGCGTGGATGGCGCGAGTGTGAAGTAACTTGATACACAATGTCATATGCCACTGGGACATCATAGGTGTAAATCAGCGATCCACTTGCTGCGATTGTTCCTTGATAGTCTGCGTCAGAGAGGCGACCTTGGATCTGTCGATCATTTGCTGGAACGATATCTAAAAGATCAATGGTGACAAAAGGAAACTTTTGGTCACGTATTTCTACATCTGGGTACCCAAACCACACTTGAACAGGTCTTCCCATATTTTTTTCATCAGAGACCGTCATACCAGCTAGGTAGGTTTTCAAGGCTAGGTCTTCAGCAATAACAAATGGATTAGGCATATATCTCCTCTAGGTTAAAGAGGTTGGACGCGACATGATCTTTATAAAACTCTTTAATCAACGGCTGGATCTTGTAGATGAAAGATCTCAATACCGAGTTAGGTACCTGCCCAGTTTTTCCGTACTCCAGATCCTGGACTATTTGAGCTACCTCTTCTGGGTAGTCAATGTAAAGGGAAGCGCCATCAAAGGAAACCGTCAGTTGTTTAATTACTCGAGCCGGCCAGTTAGAGGCTAGGGCTAGGGACTGAAGCTCGTCAGTCAATACGGGGATTAGGTAGAAGGCAGCGTCAGAGACAGTCGCGTCTACTTCATTTGTTTCTGCGATCACGCTTCAAAGCCTTCCCTACTACATATGCCCCTAATGCGCCGTAGAAAAGTTTTGTGCTGTCGTCCTTGTCAGGAAGGTTCTTTGCTATCTCTCTAGCAAACAGAACTTGATCAGGCTTATCTACTTTTGGTTGGTTCGGTAAACCAAACATCGCAGTCTCCTTGTGGAGTAGGGCACGTGTACAGCGCAGGGGTAGAACTTTGATTCCCGCATGGAATCAAAAATAGTATAAAGGCAAAAGCCCCCTTTCGGGGGCTTAGCCTTACTTCTTTTCTTTCTTCTTTTCGGCTTTTTCTTCAGCCTTTTCTTTTGCCTTGACCTTCTTGATAATCGCATCGTCCTTCTTGCGATCCTCAGCTATGGTCTTTGGCTTCTTCTTTTTGCCGTGGGCTTTGTCCAGTTTTTCGAACATAGCCTTATCGTCCTTGTCTTTGATGCCGGCTTTTTTCATAAGGCGGGCATCCATCTTTTCGTCCTTAGACTTTGTGTATTTGCCCTTCATGAAGCTAGGGGTCTTGGACATCAGTGCTTTCCCTTACAAACTTTGCAGGAGCACTTGCAGTTATCTTTCTTGCAGCCCATTATTTTTTACCCTTCTTCTTGTCTTTTACAGGCGCACCCTTCTTTGCAGCAAACTTCTTGTTCGCCGCTTTGAGGGTCTTCATCCCGTGCTTGTCCTTGGGACGGCCACAACCGCAGGTCGCGCACATTACTTCTTCTTCTTTGCACGAAGAGCAGCGAAGTCTGATCCTTCTAACTTGCCGTTCTTGTTTGTATCAAGTTTCTTTTGCTTAGAAGATAATCCCTTTGTTGCTGCCTTCTTAGCTGGGGCTTTCTTCTTGTTACCCATGCAACCACATGTAGCGCACATTACTTCTTACCTGCTTTCTGTTTCTTGGGTTTTGCGACTTTGTTCTTGCCGGATCCTTCTGGGACACAGTTAGGAACCTTCTTGCCATTTTTCATTTTAAAACCAACTTGGACATAGCCGTCCCAGCATGGACCTTGCTTTGCCATTATTTCTCCTTCTTATGCGGATTCTTTTTGTGCCAGTCCTTGACGGCTTTGACGCCTTCTTTGACTGTTTTAGATCCACCTTTTTTAGTGAGGTTAATCTTATCCCACTTGCCAGCCTTTGCCTTGGCTTCGTGGTCTACAACAACATCGCCCTTTTTGTTTTTCTTGACGGTGTGTTTAACCCCAGCAACTTTCAAGGTCTTTGCCATTACGAGCTCTTTCTATAGCGGATAGTGGCTTTAGGTTTGCGGATAATTCCGCCAGCTTTTTTTCGGGATTTAGCGCCGCCAGTTTTGTATTTGCTACCAGTCAAGGCAACATCTACAGACTTCTTTGGGTCCTTTCCCGCGGTTTGACCGATTCTCTTAGGCATAGTTATTTCTTCTTTTTCTTAGACATTCCAGCTTCGCTCATGGCAATAGCCACAGCTTGCTTCTTTGATTTGACTACAGGACCTTTGCCAGGACCTTTCTTGCCAGACTTCAAGGTTTTATTCTTGAACTCCTTCATTACTTTCTGTACTTTATCCTGCGCCATGGTTCCTCCTAGGACTGAGCGTAAGTTGCAAACTGAGCGTCGTTGACCAACTCTTCAGGCATGAGCTGAGCACACTTGAGAACAATAATTGTACCGCGGTCAGTGACATAACCTTGGGTCTGTGTCTGGATCGGACGATACAACTGACCCTGCCAAGCCACTCGATACTTGTTAGCGAAGTTAATCTGTGGTCGGATAAAGCCGCGTTCATCAAAGAAAAGCTCAGGGCTAACTTCTTGTAGATCGTCAATGTTTACAGTGAGCTTGAGGGAGTCGGATGAGTAGAAGCCTCGTTGGTTAGCTTGATTAACACCATGGGTGATAGATGCGCTAATAACTAGTAGTTCGTAAGGGCCGTCCCATACGCGACCACTGCCGATTGGCTCAACATCATAGATAGGATCTTTAGTTGAGGAAACATCGTTGTAGATCCACCACTCCGCAGAGGTACCAAAAGGATTAGTTGCATCAACAGTTATGCCAGTGCCTACTTCGTCAAGTTCCCAGTCAGTAGAGAACCGACCACCCGGCTCAAAGGATCTTTGTGGCATTAGCTCTCCTTGGCTTTGTAGAATACTAGGTTACGGCTTAACCGCTCGTCTGTGGGGTTGAGCTCCACTGCCTTCTGCCCGTATTCAATAGCCAATTCTGTAAGCCCTAAGTTATAAGCAGCAAGCGCCGCTAAGTCATAAACCTCATGCCCCCAAGCAAAGTCTTCAACGATGTAGTCAAGTCTTTTTTCTTTTATAAGAAGGGCGTTCTGCGCCCAGTCAAGGCACAGGCTCCAGTCTTTGTCATAGTAGTGCCGCGCCAATAGAACCATTGGCTCTCTGCTACCAGAGTATTCAGCAATAGACTTTTCGCACCAGTAAGGTGCGTTCTCTGGTTCTACACGAGCAAGGTAATTCATAGCTGATGCTTTTTCAGGTGACCACCAAGCCATAGTTAAATAGCGTTTAAATTCTTTTGCTGATTGACTATACAAACCGTGAAAGTAAAGTTCTCTTGCATAGTAAAACGACGCTCGTTCGCTATGCGGTTCTTCATGAACAGCCATGGCTAATAAAGGCAAGTACTGTCCGCGAGACTTTGTGTGATCTGGTCTGTGATGGATTTCAAAATTCATTTTCATGCGTTTTTCTTCAATACCATAGGGACTAGGTATTTCGTGGATCGGAAAACGCCAACGGTATCCAAAGCGAGTATGGATTCTAAAACCATCAAACTCTGTGCCAGGACTTCCATCTGGAAGCCATGATGTTATAAATCTGTATAGGGGTCTAGTAATCCCCTGCTCGTGCGCTCGCTCAAGTTCTTCACGCCAGCCGGGTTGTAGAACCTCGTCCATATCAAGAGCAATGCAGTAATCAATATCTGTAGGTAGCATGAAGAGTGCGGCATTGCGGGCGTCATCAAAACGCCATGGCTTAATAGTTACTTGGTGAACATTGATCCCAAGCTCTAAAGCTTTCTCCACAGTACGGTCAGTTGACCCTGTGTCCATGATCATGAAGTAATCGGCGCCTTCGCCGGATCTAAACCAGCGTTCTACGAATTGTTCTTCGTTAAGGGCGATTGTATAAATCGCTACCTTCATTACTCAGAAAATACTAAGTCGTATCCGATTACTGCGCCAGAGTCGTCTGTTACTTCAAACTTCTCAGCACCAGTTTCTGGATCAATACCTAAACTTCTACGTGGCATTATTCGAACCTCCCCCACACTCCAACGATACTTGATGTAAAGGATGAAGCGGTAGTTGGAAGATCAGCTTGAGCAGATACCAAACCTGTCATTCTTGGAGAGAGCGCTCCCATTGCAGATGGGATTAGATCAAACGCTGTATACAAGTTAGCTGGTGAGCTTCCTACCCAGATAACACCTAGGGCGTAGCGTTGACCCGCTAATAGGTTATAGGTTGCTGGATATCCACCAGTGGTATCAAAGTTGCGAACATAAGCAGTGTTGGTGCTTGCAAATAGGCTGGTATCAGAGGCCGTTCTTGCTACTAATGTAGCAGTACTGCCGTCAAAGGTATACAAACCAAGGCGGGCAAGGGTAGTTCCAGTAGCCGCGGTAGCCGCGCTTACAACACGAATCTGATCAACCGTTACATCATATCGAGGGGTAAAGAAAGTAAAGTAGACATTTCCTGTAGCCACAGATCCATTCCAGTTACCTTGACGAGGTGCGACATCTACTGCATTGAGGTCTTCGTTTCTAGATCCGGCAGAGGCTGAGGTTTCATCAACCCAGATAAGTCCTGTAGAGGTAGAGGATTTAGCTTTGAGGACATAGGTGTCTGTTCCCACGGGAAGTCTAGTAATAGCATTAGATCCGGTCGCCACGAGTAGATCTCCCTTTGCTGTAGCAATATGGCTACCAAGCAAAGTGGTATCTGCAGCAGGAACTGTTACGGTTACATCCGCAACTGGATCTGTAAAGCTAAGAGTTGTTTCATAGGCGTCAGCGCTAGATCCCTCAACCGTAATACTGGAGTCAGACAGATAAAGACCAGAGACTGTAGGTGAGGTTAGGGTAAGACCTGCGACAGTAGCGGCTGTTCCACCAAGAGCTACTGAGGTAGATCCAATAGTTACGCTGTCGTATTGAAGCTTAGCGTTAGTGACATTATCGTCTGCAATTTTAGTAGTAGTAACCGATCCATCTACTGGTGTACGCTCATTAGTTAAACGAGTGTCATTTCCTTTAACTACTTCGCTAGTTCCGGCATCTCCAGTAGCCGCGACATTATGAGTGGATGCGGTACCAAGACCTGTTACTTGGGTGTTAGCGATGCTAATTAAAGACTGATTAATACCTACAGTTTGAGTAGGGCTATCGTATGTAATTGGTGATGTAGCAGTAACAACACTGTTAGGGCCAGTTGGACCTGTCGCTCCAGTGGCTCCTGTTGGGCCTGTATCACCTGTAGGACCAGTAGGGCCAGTATTACCTTGCGGACCAGTAGGGCCGGTAGCGCCAACAATTTGTCCTGCGCTATACCAAACAGATCCATCCCATATATAAAGATCGCCGTCTGCATCTACGATATACGCATCGTTAATTGCAAGACCTACAGCAGGTAGTGCGCCTACTGTTGCAACGCTACCAATTAAATTAATACCAACACCTTGTGGACCAGTGGCTCCTGTAGCGCCAGTAGGGCCTGTAGGACCCACGCTTCCTGTTGCACCTGTCGCTCCAGTAGATCCAGTCGCACCAGTTTGAAGAGTTAAATTAAGAGTTTGATTTGGAGCTGTACCTGTAATTGTTGCTGCGGCGGGTCCAGCTGATACCGTTCCAATTGTTAAAGAATTAGTAGGTCCTGTTGGTCCAGTTGTACCTGATGAATAAGGAAGCGAGTTCCATGCTTGCGATCCATTACCAATTTTAAATTTGCCAGTATCGTATTCGTAACCAGCTTCACCTTGTGAAAGAATTGGGTTTGCAGATGTCCACTGCGCTGCAGTGCCTCGTCTAAATTGAACTTTAACTGCCATCAGGGTCCTCCGCAATCAACGGGGTCAACGCCACCATAGATCGATGTGGGATCTCCACAATCGACATTTTGAAAAATAGGACCTTGTGGTCCTGTTGCACCTGTAGGACCAGTTGCTCCTGCACCAGTTGGTCCAGTTGGTCCAGTAGGTCCAGTAGGTCCCGGTACAGTAGAAGGTTCAGTTGATACAGGTCCTGTTGGTCCTGTAGCTCCAGTTGGTCCAGTAGGTCCAACTAAAGATATTACTACAGTTCGCCAAACATTTCCGTCCCATTCCCATGCTTGACCACCATAAGTATATTGTTGACCTATGGAAGGGGATGAGGGAAAATCTGCCGGCATGTTTTAATTCTACTGGTAAAGCCACATATCTTCGGGCTCTACCCAATGCTCTTGCAGAACAAAGTGCATCCCTAATTCTTTCATTCTTTCTTGGACTTGCCGCTGTGCGCCAGCCCCATAGTATGTTTCTAGCCCTTTTCCTTTTAGTTCATTTTCCCAGCCTGTACGAACCATATAAAATTCAGCGTAAGGACTCCAAGCTGCGTATACCCCCCAACCTCCACTGTACTCAGCAACCACTTCCCATATGTCTACATCTTCAATTTGTAGCTCTCTTGCGTAGTCCCAATCTCTTTTAGGGGGAAGGATGACCTTGTCACTATCCATCCAATTAGGATCAAAGTACTCGCCAAAGTCCTTAAATATATTGTGGGTGGTTTTAAATCTCATAGCAAAGTAGTATACTCACTGTACTTACAGAAAGGTCATTAAAACTGATGGCTACTCAAATACACGGTCTATTTCCTGGAGAACTATTGCCCTCTACCACCGTGGCAGGTTGCGTTGATATATTTGAAAATGCTTGGCCTAACCCAAAAGAGACCATAGAAATGGTTGAGGGTGAATGTGCCAAAATTGGTTCTGGCATGGCTTGGTCAAGAGCAACAACAATGGGTCAAGGCATTCATCAAAATATTAGAACTAATTATCATTTAGGAATAACTGAAGCGGGATCAACTTACGACAACCCTGTTGCTCACACAGTACATAATCAAATGTATGTCCTTTTGCTATCTACAACTCTTCCTTATTCAAGGAAACATGATATTGAATACATGCAACATGAGCCGTACAACATGTTGAAGTACAGCGGAGGTCAAGAGTATAAAGCTCATGCGGACGGGACTACTGAAACTGGAAGAGCAATTTCTGCAATCGTTTATTTAAACGATGAATTTGAAGGTGGCGAAGTAGAGTTTGTAAACTTTGGCGTTAAAATAAAACCAGAGCCGGGAATGCTGTTACTGTTTCCTTCTACTTATCCTTACACCCATATAGCTCATCCAGTAACTTCTGGAACTAAATACGCTTTAGTAACTTGGATTCACGATAGGGCAATTAAATGAACGAAGATTTTAAAACTAAAAAGTACTGTGTTGTTGAGTCTGGTCTTTCTAAAGACATTATAAATTTGGTTACTCAATACGCCCTTTTTGATGAAATGCAGAATTACAGCCCAGAGACAAGTGAACAACAGGTTCCGGGCGCTCACAGTTGTTATGCCGATCCTTTGATGGAGTCTCTCTTGCTTCATTTGCAACCAGAGATTGAAAAACATACTGGGCTATCTCTATACCCTACTTACTCTTACTACCGCGTCTATCACCCAGGAGACGAATTAAAACACCATGTTGACAGGCCTTCATGCGAAATATCTTTAACGATATCTTTTGAGTTTGATTTTAAAGGGGAGCTAAAAGCTTGGCCTATATACATAGATGGTACCCCTGTCGAACTAATGCCTGGTCAAATGGCTATTTATCGAGGAATTGATTTAGATCACTGGAGAGAAAAGTTAGAGGCCCCAGAGGGATCCTGGCATGTACAAGCTTTCCTTCATTATGTAGATGTAAACGGGCCGCATGCCGAGTATAAGTGGGATAAGAGAAACTCAATAGGAGTAGCAAAACCAAATGTAATTTCAAACGCTACACCTAAAAAGAGTTATATTACTTATACAAAATGATTGTTGTAGGAGTAAGCAGATTCCACAACTCCTCTGTTTGTTTAATAAAAGATGGGGAAATACTTTTCCACATAGACAACGAACGCCTATCTAATATTAAATACGACAGGTATCCTTTTTTAGCCTTGTCTAAAATAAAAGAGTATGTTGACCATGTTGATGTTGTAGCGATCGCCGGTCTTGGTCCAACTGTACCCGGGGAATACTTTGAAAGCACAGATGTCTACACTACTTTTATTCGTGGGCTTGGTAAAACTTTCTTTAACTCAGACATAAAAATTTATAACTTTAGTATGGAGCACCATTTGACTCATGCTGCATCTGCGTTTTATTCCTCTGGGTTTTCTAATGCTCTCTGTATAGTAAAAGATGGGATGGGATCTGAGGTCTATTTAAATGATTCAATGTTTCTTGAAGGCACCTTTGGGAGAGAAACAATGTCTGTGTTTAAGGCGTCTTATCCAAGCAAGTTTAGTCGTTTACATCAAGAGGTTCTTGTTAACTTTAAAACCGATCCTATCTACCTAAAAGAAGGTGTTTCTGTTACAAATAATTTTGGAGAGGCGCTTGCGTTTGAAGATACATCAAAGGCTTTTGGTTTTCACGGCCTTGATGCAGGTAAAGTAATGGGCATGTCGTCTTACGGTAAATCAAATAAAAACATTCCACCCATATATGTAGACGGAAGAATAAACACTAATATTTTTTATGTGGGTAGCTCTTTATTGGATCGAGAGTTGAGGTACAACAAGTTTAACGATTTTCAAGATAAAGCTGATTTTGCCTATTCCTTACAAAAAGCAACGCAAACACATGTAAAAGATCAAATTATTAAATGGCATGAAAGCACAGGAGTAAAAGATATTTGTTTATCTGGCGGGTTCTTTTTAAACTGTGTTGCTAATTACGAATATCTTAAAGACCTCCCAAAAGGTGTACGACTTTATATAGAACCTATATCAAGTGACTCTGGAACAGCTATGGGTGCCGCAAAATTAGCGTGGCACATGGAAACAAAAGATATGTCTATCAGAGAACAAAAATCCGTATATTACGGTCCAATGCCTGTTATTGATAGTAATAAATATGTAAAAAACACATCTAGTTCTGAGGTGGCAAACAAACTTGTAAAAGGAAAAATTATTGCCATATATCAAGGTAGATCAGAAGCTGGACCTAGGGCCTTAGGCAATAGAAGTATTTTATTTGACCCTAGAGTTAGAGATGGAAAAGACATTGTAAACAGGGTTAAAAAGAGAGAATGGTTTAGACCCTTCGCGGGTACGGTTCTTCTTGATTATGCCCACGAGTGGTTTGATCTTAGGGGTCTTGAGGAAAGTCCCTTTATGATGTATGCCGTTGATGTTTTAGAAGATAAGAAAGACAAAATTCCAGCCATTGTTCATGTAGACGGAACATGTCGAATTCAAACAGTTACCAGAGAGCAGAACCCGCATTACTACGATTTAATAAATGAGTTCTATAAACTTACTGGCGTCCCAATACTATTTAACACTTCGTTTAACTTAGCTGGAGATTGCATTGTAGAGACCTTAGACGATGCGATCTCTACAGTGCAGGAAAGTGATATTGACTTTCTTTATCTTCCAGAACTACAAGTATTACTTTAAGAATTAACTGGGTAGCGGATAATCACAACGCCGTGACCACCAGCTCCGCCTTCTCCACCAGGAGTTGGAGGAGGAGATGCTCCAGCACCGCCTCCGCCTCCGCCACCAAGACCGTTTGTTCCAGCGTATCCAGTACTTGGACCAGAACTGTTTAACCAACCACCGGCTCCGCCACCGCCAGGTCCGCCAGCTCCGCCAGCAACTCCCGGTGCGGGACCTCCGCCTCCGCCTCCGCCGCCTCCGGCGTAAGTAATAGAAGAACCTGAAATAGAAAATGCTAAACCGCTTCCGCCAACAGTTACACGGCCTTGACCTCCAGGGTTACCAGCGCTTCCAGCACCACCACCACTAGATCCACTATAAATTGGCGAGTTAATGCAGTCGCCACCTTTAAATCCATAACCAATTCCGCCACCACTAGGTCCCTGTGTTGCAGATCCTCCGGGTGCGTTTGGTTGTGATCCACCACCACCGCCACCACCGCCGGATCCGCCTGGACCTCCAAAGCTTCCTGGACCTCCAGGTCCGCATCCGCCGTAGCCACCACCGATAGCAGTGATTCCATTGAATACTGAGTTGCCACCTTGGTTTCCTGGTGACTGAGAGTTTCCTGCGGTAAATGTAGCTCCCGCTCCAACTGTTACAGATAAAGCACCAGATGTTACTGGGCTTGCAGAGTGATAAACAAGACCACCTGCTCCAGCACCACCGCCACCATCTGAACCACCGGTGTTTGCGCCAGAGTTTCTAGATCCACCAGATCCACCGCCAGCAAGCACTAATACTTCAACATTTCCAGAAGCAGTGGCAGTAAAAGTTTGAGCACCACCTGTATAGTTAAAAGTATGAATGCGGTAACCACCAGCAGTTGTAATGGTTCCGCCAGTAGAGTCGCTTAATCTGGCAGTTGGTCTAAACCGTCCCTGTGGTCCGAACGAAGATCGAACAGATGCTATAAAAGGCATTTAAGCTCCTTAGAAGTTTAGAGACGCTGCGCCGTAGACGATCCAAGAACCACCTGAAGTGCGTTGCATTGTAAAGTTGAAGATATCAATCTTATTAGCAGATGAGGTTGGAGTTGGAGCAGCACTACCTAACCAACGAATAGTTTGAGAAGCTCCTGCAATTTGGAAAGTTGTTGGAATGTATCCGGTAGAACCTTGTGTAACTATGACGTTAATTGTCATAATTTTAGATCCTTCTGTAGGAACATTTGTTACGTTAAAGGTCATTGCGCCAGAAGGAGCGGTAGCGATATAGAAAATGTTTCCAGCAGTCCAATCAAGGGTTCCCACATTGGAAGCTAGGGTTACATCAACTACCTGCTCACGAAGTTCTTGAACGTCTGTAGTACCAGAGAAGGACGCTCCACCAGTAAATGTAAGAGATCCGGAAGAAGAAACTCCACCGTTGGCTGTAAGTAACCCAGTAACTCCAAGGGTACCCGCAACTGCGGCGTTTCCAGTTGTTGCGTTAACAGTGAACTTATTAGTTGCGACGGCAAAGTTTCCTGTTACATCTCCAGTACCGCCAACTGCAAGAGTTCCCGTAGCTTCGATGTTCTTTGCCTTAAAGTCCGCAAATACTAAACCACCTTCAGAGAAGTTAACTGTAGATGTAGGTTTTGTTGTTGCGTCCGCAAATATTTTAATAATTCCATCTGAAGCGTCACGAACAATTCCTGAGAACTTGCGTCGAGCAGATACAGATGCGGATCCTGTTGGACTTACGGCTGTTGAAGACACATTTGATGCAGTCTTAGCGTAGGTAAATGTAGTTGAAGTAGGCACGGTAGTAATTTGATATGTGCCGTTAAATGTGGCGTCTACGCCTGTTACTGTAACCCAATCACCAACTAGATAGTTGTGGTTTGCTGCTGTGGTTAGGGTAGCCACATTTGAAGTAAGAGCCTTGTTATTAACAACCGCAGTAATAGCTGATACGGTTACAGCGTACTCCCCAATTAATCCAAGATCAAGAGTGTCTGCGTTGTTAGCGTTACCAACAAATACAAGTGGGTCAGAAACCGCTAGGTTAGATGTAGTAGTAGATCCACCACCAAATGAAAGGTTACCTACGATTGCCACATCACCAGCAATATTCATATCGCCTTGGATACCCACGCCACCAACAACTGTTAGAGCACCTGTTGTAGGAGAGGTAGATTCCGTTGGAATTTCAATATGAACATTTACATCTGGAGTAATTTCCATCTGTGTGTTGTCAGATCCCAAACCTCCAGCGGCAAAAACAATCTTGTTTTCTGCGCCAGTATCGCCTGTAGCAAGAACAAGGTTTCCGTTTCCAGATGATCCGACAGGGGCGGTTACGAAAATGTAACCGTCGTTAGGACCTGTGATGGTGAACTCTGGATCGCTAAAGGTAGAACTTGTGATACCTAAATCAATATAACCAGCAAAGTCAGTTCCGTTATCTGGGTAAGCAATGAAGTCGGAAGACGCATTAGGATCAGTGCTGGTGTTTTGCATGATGACCTGTGAGTAGTCATCTCCATCAATAGTAAAGAAAGCTACTGGGTTAGTAAAGCCTGTTACCGCAGATACAGTACCGCCTGATGCAACAGAGGTTACATTTGATGCGGTTACGGCATAGGTAAATGTAGTAGTGGTCGGGGTATCAATAATTTCATGAGTACCGTTAAAAGTTGCATCTACCCCAGCTACAGTTACAAATTGGAAAGGAGAGTAGCCATGAGCTGCGCTTGTTGTAAGTGTTGCTACGTTAGACGTTAAAGCTTTGTTGGTAACAGTCTTAACATTTGTTCCGTTAGCGTCTGCCGTAGTTTTGGCATCTGCACCTACATAAAGAGCGCCGGATGTGTTTGATACTTCGGTATCCCCATCAACGGTTAATCCTGCCAGAGTTGGTGTCCCTGTCCAAGATGCTGATGTTCCATCAGTAGTTAAAACTTTTCCAGCGTTACCTGCTTGATTTGGATATGTTCCGTCTACTAACTTATCCCAAAACGCAGTATCTGTTGGGGCATTACCAGAGCTAGTGTTAGCTGTAAGGATGTAAGCAGATCCGCCGTAAGAAACTACATCACTCTTTTGATAAGTTGCAACACCTGAATAAGCTCCTTCGTACTGAATTCCATCAGAGATAAGAGTAAAGAAGCTGGTATTAGTTGGTGCTGTTCCCGGAGAAGCGTCTGCGGTGCAAAGGTATAACTTTCCACCTTGAGAGATTACTTCGCCAACTTTGTATCCAGTGCTACCAGAGTACGCACCAACATATTTAAGACCAGATAAAATTAAATTCCAGTAAGTTGTATTAGTTGGAGCATACCCGCTTGCTGTTGTTGCAAACTTGTAGTGGTACAGGTTTCCACCGTAGCTGACTACATCGTTAAACTCGTAACTGGTTGCGCCGCTATAAACGCCTGTATAGGTAAAGCGCAGCTTTCCTAGATCAATGATTTGGGACATACTACTTTACCTCCATGAGAAGTCGATCTCCGCTCCAAGAAAAACCAAGATTGTATTCATTCCAAAGCCAGTGCTTGTAAGCCTCTGGATCGGCTTCTGCACCATCATCTGGAAGATCAATATCATCACCGCTATTAGGAGTTACCTGCTCAACAGTAACCCTGCTAGTTGTGTGATCCATTTTAAAACCGTAAAAGGTATTAACCGCAGCAAGATTAATTGCAGGAGCAGTGTCCTGTGTAACATTTGTTACAGGACGTGTATAAGCATACCCTGGCACTTAGTCTCCTATACGGTTACTTGGTCAATACCTTGTGCGTAAAACGATACTCCCGCGCTACCAGCAACTTTGACGACATCGCCATTGTTAACCGCAAAACGGAAAGTTTCATATGTATTGTATCCAGAAAGAGGAAGACTGTAAGCAACTAAGGCATATTGAGAAGCTTGAGTTGCTCCGCTAGGCACAATAAATACATAAATACTTGCGTTTGTAGGCTCTGTGTTGGTAGCTATTACAGAAAGCAGATAGTTATCTGTTGCAGTGAAGATCGTGGTTCCTGAGCTAAAAGCAACCTCTGAGGATAGCTTTACTACGCCGAGTCGTTCGATGCCGGCCATATCAGACTCCTAACCACCACGATAATGAGTAACTACCCGATCCACCTTCGCCTGTTGCTCCAGTAGCTCCTGTCGCACCAGTCGCTCCAGTAGCACCTGTAGGACCCGGTACTGTTGATGCCGGTCCAGTTGCACCTGTCGGTCCTTGAGGACCTACAGATCCGGCAGGACCTGTGGCACCTGTTGGACCAATTGGGGCAGCACCTGCTTCCACCCAGTATCCGTCATAATAAATAAAAATTCCGCCTGTACTTGGATCAAACCAAGCATCACCAGCTTGCGGATTTACTGGAGCAGTAGATGTAGAAGACCAAACACCAGGTGCACCTGTAGCTCCCGTGGCTCCTGTAGGTCCGACAACAGGTGTGCGAATTACATTCCACGCAACACCATCCCACTTCCATGTAGTGGATCCAGAAGTAAATTCTTGATTGAGTGTAGGTGAATTAGGAAAATCAATTGCTGTCATTAGATTGGATACCTAATAACTACAATACCTGAACCACCTACAACAACATCAGGAGGGTCACTCCAAGAAGAACCTCCACCACCTGAGCCAGTATTAGCACCACCAGCTCCTCCTGGTCGGTTATCACCTACTGTTCCAGATGCTCCAGAGTTCAATGCGCTACCGCCGCCAGATCCTGCTGATCCACCACTTGTGGCAGAGCCACCGCCACCTCCACCTATACCACCATTTCCAGATTGCCCACCTGTATAAACACTACCCCCACCGCCTGCAGCCCAATAATAATTTGTTCCTAAAATAGAATTTTGTAAACCGCTTCCGCCATGAGCAGTATCGCTACCTGATGAGCCGGCGCTTCCAGCACCACCACCTCCGCCGCCTCTTCTGTCGTTATTAATTCCAGGTCTACCGGCTCCGCCAGCATTACCTGTTCCTTGACCATTAGCAGATCCACCAGCAGTACCGTTGTCCGCACCACCGCCGCCTGAGCCACCAGATTTACCAGATGTAGAGTTTGATCCACCAGCATGTGAACCACCAAATCCACCACCGCTAGAAATTAAATTAAACGCAGATGAATCTCCACCATTTGTACCTCCAGAGTCATTATTTCCTGAAGCAATTCCACCATTACCAACAACAATTGAATAATTTTGTTGATTTATAGCAAGTGAACCAGACCTGTAGCCTCCAGCGCCTCCGCCTCCGCCAATAGCGCCTCCGCCTCCGCCACCGCCAATAATTAAATATTCAACTGTTCCGCCAGAATCTGGTACAAAAGTTGAAGTTCCAACAGCAGTAAAAGCATGAATGCGATATCCGCCGGCAGTTGTAATAGTTCCGCCAGTACTGCCGGTACCTAAACGACCAGTTTGTCCTCTAAGTCTGCTTTGAACTCCGTAGCTTCCACGAACAGAGCTAACAAAAGGCATTTAATTACCCCCAGTTTAAGTTAGCGGAGCCTAGTACTGTCCATGCACTGCTAAGACGAATAAGTGTAAATGTGAAAACATCAATTCTTCCTGCTGTTGATGTTGGAGTAGGAGCAGCAGCTGTAGGCCACTTAGGAGTAATAGATCCACCGCCATTAATAGTTAATGCACTTGGAATATACCCAGTTGCACCTTGAGTAACAAATACGTTTATTGTCATAACGCGATCATTATCAGTTGGTACATTTGTTAAATTAACTGTAAAGTTTGCGCTAGGAGTTGATGTTACCCAGAAGATGTTTCCAGAAGACCAATCAGCCGCAATAGCGTTAGAAGAAATAGCAAGAGATACTACAGTTTCACGCATCTCTTGGATATCAACTGTACCGCTAAGAGACACTGTGCCAGAAGCTGTTAAACCGCCCACTCGAATATCAGCAAACGCAGCTCCAGCTTCTCCAAAGTTTGCAGTAGATGTTGGCTTAGTAGTTCCATCTTTATAGAACTTTATAACGCCGTCAGTAGCATCACGAAGAACACCTGCATATTTACGACGCTTACTTACCGATGCGCTACCTGTGGCGGCAGCAGAAGACACGTTAGCGTTGGTTTTAGCATAGCTAAATGTGTTTGAGGTAACTGCTGTAATAGCATAGGTACCATTAAATGTAGCATCTACTCCAGTTACTACAACAATATCTCCCTCTAAGTAAGTGTGAGATGTAGAAGTTGTGAGAGTAGCGACATTTGAAGTTAAAGCTTTATTTGTAACAGTGGTTACAATGGCTGAGATAGTAGTTGCGTACTCTCCAACAAGACCTAGATCAAGAAGGTCATCAGAGTTAGCGTTTCCAACAAAGACGATTGGATCGGTAACAGTAAGGTTTGCAGTAGTTGTAGAGCCTCCGCCGAAGGTCAAGTTACCTGTGATAGTGGTATCACCAAGAACATTTAAATTACCTGAAACACCAACACCGCCAACTACAGTTAAAGCACCCGTAGTAGGAGATGTAGATTGAGTTGCAATTTCAACATGAACATTGACATCTGGGGTAATAGACATCTGCTCGTTGTCAGACTGTAGACCACCAGCAGCAAAGATAATTTTGTTTTCTGATCCCTTATCGCCAGTTGCAATAACTAGGTTACCAGCTCCTACGGTATCGGTTGGAGCGTCGTAGAAGAGGTAAGCGTCATTAGGTCCAGTGAGGGTAAACTCTGGATCAGCAAAAGCCGAACTGGTTACACCATGAGAGAACCAACCAGCAAAGTCAGTTCCATTATCTGGATAAACAATAAAGTCTGTAGAAGAGTTAGCGCCATTACCACGATTTCTAAATGCTACTTGAGCAAAGTCATCATCTGCATCCACGGCAAATACAGCAACTGCATTTGTGTATCCTGGAATTGCAGACACTGTACCAACAGTAGCTTGCGATCCAATGTTTCCCGTTACCTTATCAAAGGTAAATGTATTAAGTGTTGGAGTCGAAGTGATTTCGTAGGTGCCATCAAAGGCAGCATCAGCTGGGCTGAGAGCAATTGTTACAAATTGAAATGGAGCAAATCCGTGTGCGGTTGCTGTAGTAATAGTTGCAACATTAGATGTTAAGGCTTTAGTAGTAACATTGATTACGCTAGTACCGAGAGTCTCAGCATCGTTGCGAGCACCATTACCTACATATAATTCACCTGCGGTTGTTCCAACATCAAGGTCAGCAGTTACTCCAAGATTACCAAATTCGTTTGACCAAGAAGCATTGGTGCCGTCTGTTTTAAGAAATTTACCTGAGTTACCTGTTTGAGAAGGTACTTGGCTTACAGTGGCAAACTGAAAAGCAGATCCGGTAGTTTGTAAGAACTGACCATTAGTTCCTGAAGTAGGGTCTGTATAACCATCAATCATCTTTGACCAATATGAGGTATTGGTTGGGGCGTTACCTGTGGTTGCGCCTGTGTTGATGTACACATAGAGGTTATTGGTGTACTTGACTACATCGTTAAGTTGGTATTCAGTAGCGCCGCTATAGGCACCTTTGTAGGTAAAGCGGAGCTTACCTAAATTAAAGATCTGGGCAGCCACTAGTCAACCTCCATAATAAGCTGGTCTGTATAGGTAGTATCCCACGAAAAAGTGAATTCGTAAGGGGTTAGCGCGGTTGTGTAATAGGTATCGTCATATCGAGCGTATACCGTTCCATCATCATTTACTTGAGGAACAATGATTTGAGCTGATGTATCTCCCCATAGGTATTCCTCAATAGTCAAAGTGTCATTAATAGGATCGTATTTAAAGCCGTAAAAGTTCTGTTTATCCTTGCCACCAGATGGTGGAAAGCTTGCAAGACTCATGCGGTGATCTCCGTCCCAAAAGCATTGAAGGACACTGTGGCAGCCGCAGCGCGGACTGTTATAACATCCCCAGCGTCTAAGGTGATACCCAAGGTAAATACTTGAGTGCTATTACGATCAAGAGTGATTTCATACGCCACATAGTGACGGTTTGCCAAAACCTCAGAATTAGGACGCACAGCAATTCTAAAGGTAGTGCTAACTGAATCTCTATTGGCTACAGTAATGGAGCTAACTACTGTTTGAGTTGACGCTGGAACAGTGTATAGATCTACCTCTGTGCCCGCGATTGCCACAGCTTGACCTAACACTTTATATGTAGTTGCCATTACTCACTTCCTATTCTTCTTAATTTTATTATGCGCCCATTAACAAGAACGGGTGAAAGCCCGCTTCGCCAATTGGACCTGTTGGTCCCGTTGCGCCAGTTGGACCTGGAACAGTAGATGCTGGCCCTGTAGCTCCTGTTGGTCCTGTTGGACCCGTAGGACCTGTGGGACCTGTTGCACCAGCAGGTCCTGGACCTCCAGCTGGACCTGTAGGACCGGCTGGTCCCGCTGATCCGGTTGGTCCTGGCACTGTAGATGCTGGGCCTGTTGGGCCTGTTGGACCTGCGGGTCCTGTTGGACCAACATCTGAAGATGCCCATTCAACCCAGAAGCTGTCGTAATAAACATAAACTTTTGCGTTATTAGTATTAAACCAAACATCACCTAGTGCAGGTGAAGCTGGCGCTGTTGCACTTGCATACCAAATACCAGTCGCACCAGTTGGTCCAACGATCTGTCCAACATCATCCCATGAAGATGTTCCAGTATCCCAAACATAAAGATGACCGTTATCACCAACAACAATATATGCGTCACCAGCAGCACCGGTAGCAGGAAGATCTCCAGTAGTAGAAACGCTTCCTAAAATATTTAATGAAGTTCCTTGAGCACCAGTAGGTCCTGTTGGACCTGTGGGTCCTTGAACGGTTGAGTCTGCTCCAGTTGGACCCGTAGCACCAGTAGGTCCTGTAGCGCCTGTGGCACCAGTAGGTCCTGGAACAATTGAATCAGCTCCAGTTGCGCCTGTTGCTCCCGTCGCACCTGTCGCACCGATTGCTCCAGTTGCTCCCGTTGCTCCAGTTGCTCCAACATCTCCAGTCGCGCCCGTTGCACCAGTGGCTCCCGTTGGTCCGGGCACAGTAGAATCTGCGCCAGTAGCTCCTGTAGGGCCAGTAGCACCAGTGGCACCAGTTGATCCAGCAGGTCCTGGTATTAGTGAATCTGCACCAGTAGCACCAGTTGCACCTGTAGCTCCAGTTGGACCTGAAACACCCTGTGGTCCTGTCGCTCCAGTAGCACCCGTAGCACCTGCTACACCAGTAGCACCCGTAGGTCCCGTTGCTCCTGTAGCACCTGTTGCGCCATTAGTACCCGCTGTGCCAGTTGCACCCTGCGGACCAGTAGGACCAACAATTTGTCCTACATTGTTCCAACTATCGCCATCCCATACATAAAGATCTCCATTTGAGTCAACAATATATGCGTCGTTAACTGCAGCAGTAGCGCCAAGTGAAGCAAGATACGATGGATCGGGAACTGATCCTCTAAATGTTATTGATGTTCCTTGTGCACCAGTCGCACCAGTCGCACCCGCAGGTCCAGTTGCACCTGTTGGTCCAGCGGCGCCTGTAGCGCCTGTAGGACCCGCATCACCTTCTGGGCCTACAAAACCAATAGGACCCTGTGGACCAGTGGCTCCTGTGGCTCCTGTGGCCCCTGTTGCACCTGTTAAACCAGTAGCACCAGTTGCGCCTGTGGCGCCTGTAGCACCTGTTGCACCAGCGGCACCTGCTGCACCCGTAGGACCGGTGGCGCCATTACCACCAATAGATACTTGAATTTCAGGTTGCGGAGATACCGATATTTGAATTTCTTCTGGCATTAGTCAACCGTCACTTGTTGAGTTACGAACACCTGTCCTTTGATGTATGTTTTTTGGAAAGTAGCATCTACTGTGGAGGTTGCTTGTAGATCCCAGAAAGCGCGAACAGGTAGGTAAGCTGTTTGTTGTTTTGTTAAAGATAATTGAATCTTCTTTAGCACTGGATCTGTAACGGTAACCGTGAACTCTGCGTATCTAGCTGGAGCATTTGGATATGTTCTGATCTGTGCTTTAAATACTAAGTTAGAGATATTGTAGGTATCTGGGAAATCTAAAATGATTGAGAAGCTGTCGCCTTGATATATCACAAGGTCATAAATAGCAGCCGTTGTCGGCATAGGACTTCTGCCCAACATATCATTTTGTATATAAACTCTTTCAGGCTTGCGGGCATCATCAATTTCTTGAGGCATATAGACAGGAACAAGCTTGTTGGTATGACGAGATACTCGACGAAGGGTTCCGATCTCAAGTCTCCATAGACCAATATTTAGCGCAGAGCAGAGGGTTCTATATTGCTCTTGGCGCTGGTTGATCATATTGACGAGCTGGTGGTAACGCTCAGAACGAGGAATAGTAACTCCGTCTGGAGCAAAGATATTAATGTCAAAGGACGCATCTGTTGCAAGAGCCCACAAGGCTTCAATTACAGCAAGGATGGCAATTGGATACTCTTCAACGGCAGGTACCTTAGCCAAGGTCATCTGGTTTCCAAAACCGTCTGTGCGGTTGTAGGTATGCTGTTCAACAGCAGTATTGATAAAAAGCTCTAAATCGGTATCTGTAAAATAGCGGTAGTGGGTACCAGATACTCTGATGGTTGTGTTATTACCCGGCGCTGAAGCAAAGGTAATGATTCCGTGATCGGCTTGGACGGTGTAGCCAGATGGCTGGGTTACGGGGGTGTTGTTGACTGTTACAACAAGGGTGGCCGGATCTACTGGCTTAACGCGTAGGTCATAGACCTTTGTGGATCCATCGCCTGTATCGGACCAGTTAAATGCTTTTTCTAGGTCACCTAATTCAAGGCGAACTCTATAAAGAATGTCTGCTATTACAGCCACTAACCACTCCTAACATCGCCTACATAATGGTAGGTGACCAGTATTAAAAAATCCTTACAAACGAAGAAGCGGGCAACTATGTGCCCGCCGCTCCGATTATTACTGGTTAGATAGCAGCGGCTAAGTAGCCTTTTTCTTTAAGGTGTTGAGCTACTGCCTTAGTGACAGAGTACTTTTGACCTGCCTTAAAGCTGTAATTGTTGCCCGCACCGAGAGTCATGTTTTCAATGTCTTCTACGACACGAATCTCAATAGTGTCAACCTGCTCGCCTACTTTGACTGCTTCATCAACAATAACTACTTGTCGATCAGGTTTAGTTGCATCAATAGCCTGATCAAGCTGTGCTTTAGCAGCAGCAGTTGCCATTGACATTTCTCCAGCACGTTGAGCTAGGACTTCAGCGTTTGCTGCAAGAGCCTCTTCACGTGCACGACCTGTAACATCGGTCGGCTTTACTTTACTTGCCATTTGGATCCTCCGGGTTAGTGACTGTTAAAGTGGGCAGTTTAAGGACATGCCCAGGTCGCAGTATTTAGTTTTTAGTTGGTTTCAGCAACGATAACAGCCTGATCAGTGATGAGGCCAAGACCGAAGATTGAGTACCAAGCAAGAGCATGCTCACGACCGAAGTCAAGGATACCGCCATCGCGGAGCTCGACTGGAAGAGAGATTGCGTGACCGAATGCGTTATCTCCAATGAAGATAGCGTCATAGCGGTCAGATTGTCCGTTACCGGTGAACTGTGCAGGAGTGATGTAACCTCCGCCAGGTGTAACGGTTGGGTTAGCAACAGCTGTATCAGCGGTGTAGTTAGTACCAGCACCACCAACAACCTTGCGAACCTGTGTGGTCTCAATGAATACTGTGTCGTATAGACGACCAATTTCACCGAGCATGAAGTTACCAGGAGCAGCGTACTTAGTTACTTCAATGAACTCAGCGGTATCACGAAGCTTACGGCTCTGGTGTGGGTGGACGAAGCAAACATAAGTTTCGCCCAACCGTGGAATGTTCTTGGTTGAGAGTGTCTCAACAGCATCCTTAACGGTACGTGGAGTGAGGCTGAAGTTACCGGTCATTGAAGCACGGCTTGATCCATTTGTACCATATGCGTACTGGTTGAAAGTACCAGTTCCGTTGGTGATAGCAAGCATGTTAGTGCGGTCTTCACCATAGATTGTTGAGGTTGCTGCGTAGAGTGTGTCGCGTGAAAGCTGATCTAGATAGATCGCCATGTTACGACCGAGAAGACGTGAAGCAGATGCCATCACATCGTCAAATGAAGCATTGAGCAATAGCTCAGAAACAGCAAGAGCATAACCATGCTCAGATACTGTGATTGAGAACTGTTGTGCTGTCAATGCGTTGGTCTGCATACGTACACCTTCAACAAGGCCACTTGCGAAGCCGAGGTTGTTGTAACGCATGAAGTTGATTTGAAGACCAGGTGCAACACCTAGTTCGGTCTTCTTTACTGCAAATTGCTCAAAGCGAAGGATTGGCATGGCCTGGAAAAGAATTTCCTTGGACCAGATCGTCTGAATCGCTTGAGTCAATTGGG